GGCTATGGCAGCTATGGTATTGCAGAAGCAAGAACAGATCTTGCAGACGCAAGGCCCAGCTAACCCATTGGTATCTGTAGCTCAGTATCGGGAAACATTAGGTCGGTTTATTGAGGCAGCAGGGTTTAACGACTCTACCGAGTTCTTTAAAGAGATTACTCCTGAGATGGATCAGATGTTGTCTAATCCACAGCCACAGCAACCACAGCAAGACCCAGCAGTCATGGCTTATATGCAACAGGTTCAAGCTCAGATCGCAGGCGATCAAGCCAAGATCCAAGCGAAGATCCAAGCAGACCAAGTTAAAGCGCAGGCAGACATTCAGTTGGCTAGAGAGATGGCTATCGCTGAGATCCAGTTAGAGCGTGAGAAGGCTGCGGCACAGCTAGAGCTAAAGACTGCACAGTTTCAAGCAGAAACACAGTTAAAGACGGCTGAGATGGTAGCTAAAGGGATGCAATGAACAAAGCAGAAAGAGCCAATCATTACCTAAGAGATGAGTTCTTTATGGAGCTAGTAGAAGCTCAGAAGGACTTGTACAAGTCTTACATTTTTAATTCAGCAGATCAAGATGTAGATGGCAGAGAAAGAGCCTTAATCAAGCTGAAAGCAATCGAAGAATTTGAAGCGTCATTACAATCACTCGTGCAGCAAAGCGAAATTGATAAGAGGCGCATACGGTTTTTTTAACTACCTAAAAGGTAAATAACATGAGCGACAACACCAACCCATCAGGGAGTGTAGATACATCGATAAACGGTGCGGCTAACGCATTTATGTCTATTCTTGAACCACGAAACGAGGAAGCGCAAGCTGACCCAGAAGGTCGTGAGGAATCGCAAGATTCCGAGTACGAGCAATCGGATTTAAGTGCGGAAGAAACTGAATCACAAGAAGAAGAAGTAGAGGAATCTCCAAAATACCGAGTGAAAGCTAACGGTGAAGAACTGGAGGTAAGCCTTGATGAGCTTCTGAACGGATACAGTAGGACTGCCGATTATCAGAAAAAGACTCAATCTTTAGCGGAACAGCGTAAGGCCGTAGAAGCCGAGCGCAGTAAGATTGAGGAAACAGCCAGAGTGCGTGATACCTATGCACAACGACTCCAAGTTATTGAGCAGTTGCTACAACAGCAGTCGGGAACTGAGAACCTAGCGGAACTCAGGGAAAATGACCCAATTGCGTATGCACTAGCCATAGCAGATCGTAGTGAGAAGGAGAAGCAACTCAGCGCTATCCAAGCTGAAAGACAGCGAGTACAGCAAGAACAGGCACAACAACAGTCCCAAGTATTGCAATCGCACATTCAGCAAGAGCAACAAAAGCTAGTAGAGTTGATTCCTGAGTTTAAGGATGACGCTAAAGCCGAAGTAATCCGTAGGGATATTCGGTCTTATGCCAAATCCATTGGATTCTCGGATCAAGAACTAAGCCAAGTTTACGATAGCCGTGCTGTGTCAGCGCTCTACAAGTCAATGATGTACGACAAGCTGGTAGCAGGAAAGCCAGGCGCACATAAGAAAGTGCAGTCAGCACCTAAGACATTGAAACCAGGAACATCTAACCCTAAGAGTTCCGAGCAAGAAGCACAAAAGAAAGACTTTGAGCGTTTGCGTAGTACCGGCAATAAGAAAGACGCTGCAAGGTTATTTGAACGATTTTTATAATTTAAGGAAGTAAATCATGACTATTTTTAATCGCTACGACGCTGTTGGCGCTCGTGAAGATTTATCCGATGTTATTTATAGCATCTCCCCAACCGATACCCCAATCATGTCATCTATTGGCAAGAGCAAGGCTACTGGTACTTACCATGAGTGGCAGACTGACGCACTCGCAGCAGCAACTACTGGCAATGCATTAGTAGAAGGCGCTAACGCAACTTCAGCTACTCTTAGCCCAACAAGCCGTATTGGTAACCAAACACAAATCGTTGGTAAAACCATTCAGGTTTCGGGTACTTTGGAAGCTGTAGACAAAGCTGGTCGTAAGTCTGAAAAGGCTTATCAATTGGCTAAAGCATCTGCTGAAATCAAGCGTGACATTGAGGCAATCATTACTGCCAACCAAGGTCAAGCTGCTGGTTCAAGCAACTCTACTGCTCGTGTTATGGGTTCGTTGTTGTCTTATATCAAGACCAACACCAACAAAGGATCGGGTACAACTGCTGGTGTTGATCCAGTAACCATTGGTGTTTCTACTCGTACCGATGGCACGACCCGTGCTTTCACAGAAACATTCTTGAAAGATGTTGTTGCCAAAGTGTTTACCTCTGGTGGCACACCTGCCGCTTTGTTTGTTAGCCCAGCACAAAAGCAAGTAGTATCAGGCTTTACTGGTTTGGCAGCACAGCGTTATCAAGTACCTACCAACGGTCAAGCCACCATCCTAGCTGGCGCTGATTTGTATCAGTCCGACTTTGGTGTATTGCAGATCGTTCCTAACCGTTTCATGCGTACTCGTGATGCTCTCGTACTCGATCCTGAGTATGCAGCATTGGCTTACCTGCGCCCATTCCAAACGAATGAGCTTGCAAAGGTTGGCGATAGTGACCGTACCCAGATTCTTGCCGAACTGACTTTAGAAGTTCGCAACGAAGCTGCACACGGTGGTATTTTCGATCTGTCTTGATAGATCGGTAATTTGTAAGTAGAATGGGGGGTGGGAAACTACCCCTCATTTTATGATTACATACATTCAAGGCGGCCTTGGCAATCAGATGTTCCAGTATGCTGCTGGGCTGGCTGTATCCAAACGACTACAAGAGCCGTTGTTTCTAAACAACAGCTTCTACGAAGTAAACAAGAATAGGCAATACGAACTAGGGGTTTTCCCTATATCTGCTACTGTTTCAAACGAACAGGGAAAGCTGATAGAGGAAAAAGGCTTTAGATACCAAGACATTACCGAATCAGGAATGATGGTAGGTTATTGGCAGTCAGAGAAGTATTTTTCTGATATTGCCGACCAAGTAAGAAAAGAGTTTTACCTGCCAAAATCGTCTTTTGACGATGACATGGTAGCGGTAACAGTAAGGCGTGGCGATTACCTGCTATTGCCGGAAGTGTTCCACAATCTAGGCAACGAGTATTACCTAGAGGCTTTAGAGGTATTCCCTGACCATACGGTAGTCGTATTCTCGGATGACCCAGCCTGGTGTATAGATAACCTAGAGTGGGCCGATTATGTAATGCCATGCAATACAGCAGTAACGGATTTATCTCTACTTTCTTCCTTCAAAAACCATATAATAGCTAATAGCTCTTTTGGTTGGTGGGGAGCTTGGCTTGCCAATGGTAATACTGTAGTTAGTCCTAGAAATTGGTTTACCAATGGTTTAGATACTACCGACCTAATACCTGATAGGTGGATTAGGATTTGAAAAAGATAATTGATGTTCAGAATGGAGTTACTCGCATAGCGCACGATGACGGTGAAGGCGGTTTAATTATTCAGTCCGTAACCGATATGAGCGACTTTGTAGAATATACAAAGACTAAATATGCAGAGAACAGTACCGGCAAGGGCTGGGGCGATAACCCCATAGATGCTAAAAACCATATTGCTACATTGCCTACCGAGATCATTAACGATCTGAACACAAAAGGCTTGATGCGTGGCTATTACATCATTGACCCTAAAGGCTTAAAGAAGTGGCTAAACGACCCAGAGAACAGAGTGTTCCGTACTCGTGGGGGGATTGTATGAGAATAGCCGTATGTATTCCTGCTCGTGGGCAGATGGAAGTTGCAACAGCGTTTGACCTAGCCGCAATGATTGGCTACATGGTTAAAACAACTAAGCACGACATAGACATTTATACGGCTGCTGGCACATTGATATTTGACCAGCGCAATCAGTTGGTTAGGACATCATTGGCAGCTAAGTGCGATTACATTGTGTTTATAGATGCAGATATGCGTTTTCCAAAAGACACGATTATGCACTTACTAAAGCATAATAAAGAGATTATTGGAGTAAATGCTACGACTCGTACAGAGCCAGTAATGCCTACAGCTAAGAATTTGACGATAAACGAAGATGGCAGTTGCACCTGGCTACCGATCTACAGTAACAAGTTAAGCGGCATAAGCAAAGCAGATGGTATAGGCTGCGGTGTAATGATGATTAAAGCAAGCGTATTTAAAAAATTAGAAGAACCTTACTTTTACTTTGAGCAGTTGCCAAACAATAAACTGTTAGGCGAGGACATATACTTCTGTATAAAAGCAAAAGACGCAGGGATTGATACTTGGGTAGACCATGATTTATCTATGGGGATAAAGCACATAGGTCAATATAGTTATAGCTGGGAAAACATAGAGAAAACATAATGGGTTATACAAACTACACAGATTTGCAGGCTTCTGTTGCTGGTTATCTAGGCCGTAGCGACTTGTCGGCACAGATTCCTGACTTCATTCGCTTTGCAGAGATTCGCCTGGCAAGAGAGTTGCGTACTCGTTTAATGCTCAAGTCGGCCACAGCGCCAACAGTAGCGGCAGATGCACGAGTAGCTTTAC